ACATAAGGAGTTACCTTTGAAAATTACACTCGACTCAATCATCAGCGGGTTCAAGTCTGTTACAAAGCTCATTGCAAACTTTGACTCGATTGAGTCTGAGTTAAATGATAAGGTATTGTATCGTGATAACCCAGAGGGTGAGCCCAACCAGATGAACAATGATCTGGATATGAATGGCAACAAAATCTCAAACCTTCCTAATGGGGTGTTTGCAACAGATGCCGCCACATACGCTCAAGTCCTTTCTGTTTCATCAGGATCAGGAGCAGGTGTTGGTACAACTAAGACAGCCGCTGTTGGTGTATTGAATCAAAAGATCTACACCACACCTACATACGTACAAGGTGGTAACAACCTTTCTGTATACGTAGATGGACTGTTGTCTCAGGATTACTCTGAAGCATCAACAACCACTGTTAACTTTGGTACAGCTCCTGCTGAAAATTCTTCTATTGTCTTTATCGTAAACGAGAGAGCTGTAGATGCAACTTTTAATGTAGCATCATCTGTTACAGCAGATTTAGAAAGCAACCCTACTAATGTACAGGATGCTATTAACAGTATTCAGTCGGACCTGAGCGCAGCGGAGTCTAGCTTAACTACTACGACAAATACCGGAAACGCAACGAAGAGTAGAGTAGATGGGCATGATGATATACTAGAGATACTCTCACCTATGAATGTTGTAGAGTACACTGGCAACCCTGTAGCAGGCAGTCGTTATCGGCTTGGTAAGCAAGGATCTCAAGCTATAACCTTACCGGCAGGCGTGGATGGGGACAGGATCTCATTCAACTATCCAAGACCTAGGAATGGATCTGTCGTAGGAAAGAACAACACAGTGACATTCACTACTACGGGTGGAGACTTGATCTTCACAAGCAGCTACAATGGAGTAGGTGATGCTTCATCGACCACAGTATTACAACTCGATCCTGCACACACCAGACCTGCTAAGTATGATAACCCTGAACATATCATAGGACAGATTTTACTACTGTCTGATCTAACACAGGCACCTATAACAGCCTACACCTACATAGGAAACACAGTAACACTCGGATCACCGTTAGTTATGTCTGGCAACACTTCCTACCGAATAGGTAGAGATGAGTGGGAGGTAGAAGGAAACTCTAACTCAGGAGATTTTGATTTAGTATTTAGAGCAGGTGGTTGGATACCAAGCTTCAGTGCATCAAACTGCGCCGGTCTTCTTGGACCTGAGACAATGAGAAAGGTAGGGTATGCTAACTATACAGGAGCTACTGAAACCTTACAGGAATACTTGGTAGAGCAAGACGAATTTCTGGAGGCAAGATTAGATGGATCGCTGTCTGATTACAATCTTTTTAATAGCACTTTAACTGGATCAGTTCCAACGGGTTCTAGTAGAATCCCAGTTAACCTCTACTGGAAAGGAACATCACTACTTACACTTACCCCAGATGAAACAGCAATGGATGCTGATAGGTTTGGTGGATGGGTTGGAGACAGAGAAGAAACATATGTCGCCAACCTCTCAGTGAACAGTGATATAGTAGTATCAATCTCTGGTTTAACTTCGACAACACAGTTGACATTGATGAATGGTGTTGCAAGAACTATTACTGACTCAACTATTGTATTTACAACTCCTAGTACGATGGGGTACAGTGGTTCTAGTTTTACCCAGTTTAATGTAGGCGATGTTATTGAAGTAACAGGTTCCGCAGACAATGATGGAGCATACACAGTAGCTTCTGTTGGAGCCTCTACTATTGTATTTGCAGAAGCTACTATCGTAAACGAATCGGCGGGTGCATCTATAACATTAGACGCAGGAGTTTATCGAGGAGTTGATGATGTAACTATCCCGTCTGGTTGTGACGCAAAGATCAGACGACTTGATGCTACAGAGGTATTGGTTACAACATCACATTCAAGAGTGACTAAGTAATGAGTAAGTTTAAAGATCAGAATGGTAACTTCTATACGCAGAGCTTGTTCCTTGAGCTCTCGTATGACAACCCCAAGCACGCGATCTACACCTTAAAGGATGATGATCATGAGTTCAAGGGTAAGGTATACAAGTCAATCAAGAAGCTATACGTAGCAACTGATGACCCTACTGAGTATAAGTTTGCTACTCAAAACCTTGGTGGTTGGAATCATTGGAAGCGTTTGTTAAATAAGACATCGCTTCTTCACCCTTACATTGAAGAATGGCGGGAAGAGTTGGAAGTTAAGATGAGATCTAAGGGTATAACCCGTATGCTCAGCAATGCTTCCGAGTCACCAACAGCAGCAAAGTGGTTAGCAGAAAAGGGCTGGGTAGAAAAACGCACAGCCGGTCGTCCATCGAAAGCAGAAGTTAAGGGCGAGAAGAAACAACAAGCCGCTGTTAAATCTGTTATTCAATCGGACTTAGAAAGGTTAAGAGATGTCAGACATTGATGAAATTAAAGCATTAGCAGAAGATGACTTATATACCTTTGCTGTGTTAGTCAACCCTAAGTATCTTTATGGGGATGTACACAAGAAAGTATTCAAGTGGTTGATGCAGGTAGATCATCCTAACCAACTCCTCTTGTTACCAAGGGGACACTTGAAGAGTCATTGCTTAGCTGTATGGGTTGCTTGGTGGGTTACTAAGAATCCTGATACAACCATCCTCTACATTTCAGCTACGGCTGATTTGGCAGAGCAGCAGTTATATGCAATTAAGAATATGTTAAGCAGTGCTATCTATTCTAGGTACTGGCCTGAGATGATTAACCCTGATGAGGGGAAGCGAGCTAAGTGGGCAACGACAGCTATATCAGTTGATCACCCCCTACGAGCTGAAGAAGGCATACGTGACTTCACTGTACGTACAGCTGGACTTACAACGAATACAACAGGATGGCACGCAGAGATCATTGTACCAGATGATGTCGTGGTTCCTGAGAATGCTTACACCTCCGAGGGTCGTAAGAAATGTGCTAATGCTATGAGCCAGATGGCTTCTATCCTTAACACTGGTGGTATGATTAAAGGATGTGGTACTCGTTATCACATGGCTGATCAATACTCCATATGGATGAAGCAGTTTGTTCCTACCTATGATGAGAATGATGAAGTAAATGGTGAGGAAAAAATCTGGAGTATCCTTGAAGAAGTGGTAGAAGAAGATGGTGTATTCTTATGGCCACGAGGTTCAAGAGATGATGGTAAGGCATTCGGGTTTGATAAGCGAGAGCTAGATCGAATCAGTGCTATGTACTCAGATAGAACTCAGTTCTATGCTCAGTATTATAACAACCCTAATGATCCTTCTTCTAATAGATTAGATAGTTCACAGTTTCAATATTATGATAAGAAACATTTAAGACAAGAGAATGGCCGGTGGTGGTATAAAGAGAAAGTATTAAACGTATATGCAGCAATTGACTTTGCATTTAGTTTAAGAACCACTGCGGATTATACAGCTGTAGTTGTTATAGGTATAGCTGCGGATGGCCACATCTATGTATTAGATATTGACAGATTTAGAACAAATAAGATTTCAGTATACTTCGATAAGATCTTCCATATGCATAGCCATTGGGAGTTCAGGAAACTAAGAGCTGAGGTTACAACAGCACAGGCAATTATCGTAGGTGATTTAAAAGATCGTATACGGGAGAATGGTGACAGTCTATCTATTGAAGAGTATAGACCTAACCGTAATCAAGGTAATAAGCAAGAGCGTATGGCTGCTGCTTTAGAACCACGTTACGAGAATCTATCTATGTGGCATTACAAAGGTGGGTACATACCAGCACTTGAAGAAGAGCTTGTATTGTCTCGACCACAACACGATGATATTAAAGACTGTCTTGCATCTGTAGTTGAGATCGCAGTCAAACCTAAACAACGTAGAGGTTCCAAGATGAAGTCTAATAACATCGCGGTCTTCAACAAGAAGTTCGGAGGCATTAGTTTCAAATGATTGAAGACAATGTAATAGCAATACAAAACATGCTGGCAGCAGATGATCTGGCAGCTAACATAACTGATAAGTGGGACAACTGGAACAACCAAAGAAGTGGTTGGCTAGCTGAGAAGGAAGAGATTCGTAACTACGTATTCGCTACAGATACAGGCAGCACTACAGCAGGTGCATTGCCTTGGAAGAACAGAACAACACTTCCTAAGCTATGCCAGATACGTGACAACTTACATGCCAACTACAACAGTGCACTCTTCCCGAATGATGAGTGGATGAAGTGGGAAGGCTACACACTAGATGATGATGAGCTTAGTAAGAAGAATGCCATCCAAGCGTACATGAGTAACAAGGTACGAGAGGGTGACTTCCGTACTACTTGTAGTAACTTAATCTTAGATTACATTGACTATGGTGTAGCTATTGCAGATGTTATCTGGGTAAACGAAAGTAAACTTGATCCTGAAGATGGCGAGACTATCCCCGGATATGTCGGACCTAAGATGGTTCGTATCGATCCTAATGAGATTGTATTTGATCCTACTGCTGTAGACTTTCAAAAGTCTCCGAAGATTACACGATCTATTACAACTCTTGGTGAGCTAGAACTTAATGCAGCCAACTCTCCTGATCAATACTATAAGGATGCAGTAGCAGAAGCTAGAGAACTAAGACGTAACATTGGTGGATACAATGTAGATGATTTCAGAAAGGCTTCAGCCTACTCTGTTGATGGCTTCGGTGATCTATATGAATACTACGGTAGTGGTTATGTAGAGATCTTAGAGCTTGAAGGAACAGTGTATGATATGGAATCTGGCATGTTGCTAGAAGACTACATCATTACTGTTATGGATAGACGAACTGTGTTACGTAAAGAACCTATCCCTGCGTGGAAACGTGGTGGCTATAAGGTGATGACAGGCTGGCGTAAGCGTCAAGGTAATCTATATGCAATGGGTCCACTAGATAACTTAGTAGGATTACAGTATAGAGTAGATCATCTTGAGAACTTAAAGGCTGACATCGGTGACATGATCTTAGCACCACCTCTAAAGATTGTAGGTGATGTAGAAGAGTTTGAATGGAAACCTTTTGGTGAGATCTATATAGGAGAGGGTGGTGATGTTACACCTCTGGCTCCAGCAGCTCAAGCCTTCCAAGCTAACTTCGAGATTGATCGTATACTCTCGTTGATGGAAGAGATGGCAGGTGCGCCTAAGCAAGCAATGGGTATACGCTCACCGGGTGAGAAGACTGCCTTTGAAGTTCAATCTTTAGAGAATGCAGCAGGTCGTATCTTCCAAGAGAAGACAACACAGTTTGAGATAGAGCTGGTTGAGAAGGTATTAAACAATATGTTAGAAGTGGCCAAGCGCCGAATGAATGGATCTGATGTAGTTCGTGTAATGGATGATGACTTAGGGGTTGCTGACTTCATGAAGATCACAAAGGATGACATTACAGCTAAAGGTAAGTTACGTCCTGTAGGTGCAAGACACTTTGCTTCAAGAGCACAGTTGTTGCAGAACTTAACAGGCATAACTAACAGCTCAATGTGGGGTAGCATTGCTCCTCATATGTCTGGCAAAGCCTTAGCTAGATTGGTTGAAGATACATTACAATTACAAAGGTTTGATTTATTCACAGACAATGCTGCTGTATTTGAAGGAGCTGAGACTCAACGATTAGTCCAGCAAGTTCAAGAAGATCTAGCAGTTGAAGCTGAAGCACCAATTGAGGACGGATCATCAGGACCACCTGTTGGCCCACCATCTGAGGAATAACAATGCAAACAAGGTGGATGAAATACGCCAAAGAATCTGATAAAGCATCGGTGAAGCAGCAAGTAAAGAATGCTAAGCCGGTGTTGGATCGATTAGCCAAATTACTTAATGAAGAGTTAGAGAAGAGCATGAAGGATATGTCTTCTCGTAACAACTTCGAGAGTCCTGCATGGGACAGTAAGATGGCGCACTATCTAGGAGAGCAGACCGCTCTCCGTTCTATACTAAAACTGATTGACATAGAGGAAAAGTAAAATGACAGATCAAGTTAGTAACCCTAACGGTGTCGCCCCCGTAGTACCAGTACAAGCAGACCCGCTTGCACCAGCTCCTGCACCAGCTGAACCAAGTGCAATAGCAGTTGATCCTAATAGTTTGTTTGCCAACCAGCTTTCAAGTATTACAACTGATGACGGTAGACAGAAGTATACTGATGTGAACACTGCATTGTCTTCTATTCCACACGCTCAAAACCACATTAATGAACTGGGTTCAAAGGTTAAAGAGTTAGAGGAAGAGTTGGCTAAACGTGTAGGCGCAGAAGAATTACTCGCTAGTCTCCAACAGACACAAGCACCTGCCGCAGCAATACCCGCTGAAGGCCAGATGGATGAGTCTGCGATTCAAAATGTAGTAAACAATATGTTGCAAAGTAACGCGCAACAACAAACAGCAGACGCAAATGCTAACACTGTACGTCAAGCTATTAGTGAAAAGTTCGGAGACGCTGCCTCGGTAGAGTTTGCAAACAAAGCTAAAGAGCTAGGTATGGATGTAGGTACACTTACGTCGATGGCTAAGTCAACACCACAAGTCGTACTCTCATTGTTCAACACAGCACCTGTCAGAGATCCACAGCCTACTTCGGTAAGCTCAGTGCATATCCCTGCCGCTCCTGCTGGCGTTGTAGAAGAAGATTACATGGCTAAGTTCCGTGGTAGTGATACAGGTCTATCAGGTAAGTGGGCTAAAGCGAAAGCAGACGCAGCAAACAATCAAACATAAACTAGGAAATAAAAGCAATGGCTATTACAAGCTCAAGCAATACCTCGTTCATTGAAGCGAGTCAGTACTCAACCTTCATCTTGCAAAACTTGCATGATGGATTACTTCCTTCAACATTCTTCCGTAATGTGACGGACTTCCCAGCTGGCACCACTCTTAACATTAAGACTGTTGGCTCTGCGGTAATCCAAGAAATTACTGAAGACGAAGACATCACTTACAACCCAATTGAATCTGGTAATGTCCAGCTTCAGATCAGTGATTACATCGGTGATGCGTTCTACGTAACTGATGTTATGCGTCAAGACGGTGCTCAAGTTGAGCAGTTGTTATCGATGCGTGCCGCTGAAGGTACTCGTGCAATTCAAGAGTCTTTTGAATCACGCTTCCTTTCAACACTTAATGCAGCTCAAACTGCTGGCGACACTAACACAATCAATGGCTTTGCTCATCGATTAGTTGGTGGTTCTGGTGCAGGTAACTTGCAAATGGTTGAGAACGATCTTATCGAAATGCGTTTAGCATTCGACAAAGCAAACGTACCTATGGCTGGTCGTATTGCAATCGTTGATCCAATCGTTGCAGCTACATTCGCTAAGACTGTTCCTTTGGCTTCTAACATGGATGCTTCTAATCCTTTGTTCTCTGCCTTAGTTAAAGATGGCTTTGATAAAGAGCATCAGTTTGTCACTACTCTTCACGGATGGCAGATCTGGACTTCTAACCGTCTTCCTAAGTTAGCGTCTGGCGTAAGCATTGATGGTACTACTAACGCACCTGCTGAAGGCGGCGTTGCTAATATCTTTATGTGTGTTGCTGATGATCAGTGCAAACCCGGTATGGTAGCTTGGAGACAAACTCCAGCAACTGAAACTGATCGTGACATCTCAAAAGGTCGTGATGAGTTTGTTACTAAAACTCGATGGGGTGATGGTGTTCAGCGTTTAGATACGTTGGGTGTTATCGTTACTTCAGCAACTGCAACTGCATAATAGGAGAATAATTATGTCATACGAAAATAGTGCTGGATTGGGCGTAAACAATCAATATGGAGTTCGTGATACACAAGACTCTGCTGCTGTTAGTGGTGGTAAAGTTGAAGCACAAGGTAGTGTACATGAAGCTGTTGTATACTTTACAGGCGACGAGCTTGGTGCTACTGAGGTTGTAACAAGCCTCTCTATCCCAGCTGGCTCACGTGTATTAGATGCAACATTAGAGATCGTAGAAGCGATCACTATGGGTAATGCGGATAACGATATTGTTATCGGTACTGCTACAACTTCTGAAACTAATGGTGTTGATTTTGATAACACTACTGGTGCTGCTGGTGCTTACGCAGGCGCTGCCGCTAACGGTACTTGGGCTGGTGTTCTTGCAGCTGATACAAGTGCTGCTGTTCAAGTAACTGGTACAACTGCTGGTGCAACTGGTGGTAAAGGTAAGATCGTAGTACGTTACTTAAAAGTGTAACAAAACTGGAGGGAGGTCTTCGGGCCTCCTATCCTTTTAATAGTTATGCTGCTTATGCGTAGGCAATATAAGTATTAAAAGGTTTGTATTAATCAATCATGTAGGAAATTGAGATGGCAATAGAACATAATAGTATAGGCGCGGGTGAGATTCATGAACCCAAGGGAGCAGCCACAGCTCTATCAGGACAAGTGTATGTATCAGATGGAGCAGGTAGTGGTGCATGGACACCAAATGGTGGATTCTCAAATAGAGTTATTATAGATCCTACAACAGGACCAGCTATTCTAGGTGGAACCATTGACTCTTCAGTAGAGTATTTTATCGATGGTCTTATTGACATGGGTACTACAGAGATCACTGTTCCCGCTGGTGGTATTACCATTCGAGGATACAACAGTGTACAGTCTAAGTTGTTTTCTACGGAAGCATCTTACACCATGTTCAATGGCGGCACAGCAGGTAATGTGTTGATGAATGATTTCACTATTGATGTTTCAGGTACTTCATCTAAAGTGTATGACATGATAGGGAATGGAAGTCCTTCTTCTTTCTCTGCTATAGAGGTCTCAGGTATAAACTATGAGAACTGCACTAGCCTCGGAGAGCTTACAGGATTCAGACAAGGCTTAGAGATTAACACAGCCCGCTTTGGTGGAACTCCTAATCTTATCTTATCAGGTGCATGGGGTGGTGGTTACAGAATGTCCACATCTATTGTTCGTATCTTAGACAGTGGCTTCTCTGGTGTACTGTTTCAGCAAGGTACTTCCCTTACTATGGCATCACGATTCCTTACTGATCTTAATGTCGATCTACCAGCAGGTACAAGTGGTATATGTGATTTCGATGATACTGTATTCGCAGGCTCATCTTTGTTTCAGTTCCATGAATGCTTAGTTACTCGTGCAGGTG